CGAGCGTCATCATCCAGGTATGGTGCCGCCTCCATTAGCGCGCCGTACAAATACAAATCAGGCGCAACGCCCAACAGCCAGTTGGAAGTTGCCGCATCGCTCAGAGCCGGTATCTTTGCGTAATACGTCAACTCGCCCGTGTAAGACGAGTCCGGGGCCGGGACGTGCTGGAACGTCGATCCCACAACCGTGAAGAACTTGGGCCGACCCGAACTGGAAAACGACACACGCTCTTCCGCAGCTTGGTCGGGTGTCACATACTCCAGCGTCGTGATCGGAGACGTGTTCAACTGATAGCGCACCGTCTCAAGCCAGTCAGCCGGGACATCCTCGTATTCAGAATCCACGGTGAACGTGGTGCGCGACACCATGCGATAGTCGCGAATACGGCGATTGAATTTTGCCTCAGCGAGATCAATAAACGAAGGGATGACCGAGGTGAGGTCATCCCGCAACAACCAATCCGCAATGGCCGACTGCAATTCGCTGTAAGTCGTGATCGGCATTTACACCGTTCCTTCGCGCGTCCGAAACACCCGGTTGTCGGGGTCGTTCAACCATTTCTTTAGGGCTTTCGGATCGTCCGCAATACCCTCTCGCTTGAGGCTATAATACACCGAAAGCGGAATGGATGCGACCTTATTCACATCACCCCACGCGGTGCGCTTGTCCGTCATGTTCCGCTGGCGCGTGTTGCTATCATCAACATTAAGCCGCTGCTCGGTTTCAATGGCGTACTCGCCATTGTCCTTGACGTGCCAGTAGCGCGTAATCCCCGTGGCCGGATCAGCGTCGAAAAAGCGTTTGCCCATGATCTCTCCGAAGAAAGTTATGGGGCGAGCCGAAACCCGCCCCAAACCAATTACGACGAGGTGAGGTCGTAGACCGCGCCATGCGCTTCTTCATTCGACACCTTCAGGCCGAACTCGGCAAGCATCATGCCCTTCTCTGCGTCACCAGTCTTGGCCAGTTCCACCTGCTGGATCGGGCGCAGGTAGCAGACCGAGGCGTATTCAGGGTCAAGCACGAAGGCGTCCGAGGCGCGCTGGAAGCGGTTGGGAACCACGGTCAGGGTGCCGAAGTCGGACATGTACACGTCAGCCGCACCGATGATAGTGGTGGGGCTGTCCGAGGGTGCCATGTAGCGCTGTGCCGCAATGCCCGTGAATGCCGACACCGCCTGCTTGTTGAACGCGCCGACCATGAGGATCGACGGGTTGCCACCAGCAGTCCACGTCTGCGACATCACATCCTTGAGCATCGCTTCGGTGAAGGCGCGGGCCGTGCCGTCAGTGCGAGCGTCGGTGCCATCACCCGTGGCCGCAGTCGCGTCACCAGCTTCGCTGATGTTCGATGCGATCCACGAAGGAAGACCCGCCGTCTCGGGTGCGGTCGAGGTGTTGCCAGCAACGCGAGCGTTGTTGTCCAACAGGACAGCTTCGATGTCGCGCTTCAGTTCCTTGCCGCGTTTGGCGACTTGGTAAGCGACCTCGTCAGCGCGGCCAGCCTTGTCCACAAAGGCAAGGTTGTCAGCAATGACGTAGGTGCGACGACGGATGTGCGTGTAGTTGCCCAGGCGTGTGGTTGCCGCAGTGGACTCAAACGAAGCCACGTCGTCACCGTTGATGACGGCAGTGGTTGCGGTTGATGCCAGCGAGTCGGTCTGCCACTCAAAGAACGTGTTGGACACGGACTCGGAACCCACGTTCGACTGGAACGGGGTTTCTTCGGGCGAGATGTTGGCGATGGTGTTCGCCAGTTCTTCACGGATACCCTTCGCGTCGAAGGTGGTGAAGGTATTAGATACGATAGCCATTTGGGTTGCTCCTCAAAGCAGATTCTTGATGACAGAGGCCGCGTCAGCGACACGACCAGATTGACGGAGACGGTTTTGCGCCTTCTCCACATCAGAACGCTTGCGGGGCTGTGTCCCCTTGGAACCGGCTTTCATCGGCTTCGGGCCAGGTTTCTTCCGCTCACCCTTCTGGGCTTGCGAGATCTTCTCCTTGCCCCGCTCAAAAAGCATGGCGTTGCGCGCCATCGCGACTACCCCAGCGTGGGTGATGCCGTTGACATCCTGCTCGCTGAACCCCTTGGAGAGAAGAAAATCACGGATTTCCTTTGCCTCTCGCTGCGCAACATCAGCATTGCGCCACTCGGGGATCATCTCGGGCAAACGAGCCTGTTCAGCCTGAACTTGCTTCTGAACCTGCTCATCCAACTGGCGTTGCCGAACTTGCGCCAGGCGCTGTTGTTCCGCTTCGACAGCCCGAATTTGAGCCTCACGCTGCTCCTTGCCTTTGCGCCACTGGCGCTCCAGCTTCGTCGCTTCGATGGGATTCTTTTCGTAAAGACTGTCCCAATCGGGTTCCGCTTGCATCTGCTGCTCTAGCTGCTGCCGCATGGCAGGCAAGAGTTGAGCATACTGCTCACGTTCTGCGGAAATCTCTTGTTCCAGCGACTGCACAGCTTTTCGCTGCTCGGCCAGTTCCTGAGACTTCCTCGTGTAGTCCGACTGCCTCGAATAGCCTGAAAGCAATTCGTCAAGCGTGACCTCAACCTCCTCGCCGTTCACCTTGACGGTGTAGCGAGGATCTTCGTCGGGTTGCTCTTCGTAATCACCTTCTCCAGCTTCTTCGCTGTCGTCGGTCGGCTCGTATTCGGACTCAACTTGCGCGCCCTCATATTCGCCTTCGGGCTGTTCGCCCGGCGCATCATCGCTCGACGCCGTGTCCTCAAGGGGGGCCATCATAGCTTTGACTGCTTCTTGCGCGGTTTGCAGGTCGCCGTTAGCGTTGTCTGCCATTTCGCTTACTCCATTATGTCACTTCGCGGCCTTTTCTGCAACTACCCCGCTTTCAACGAGGATGCGTAGACGACGCCGCACAACGTCTACACCGACTTGTCGCGCTTGAACGGCCATGAGTTCGCCCACATTGCCGAGTTCTACGGTGCGAAAATCATCAAAGATTTCCTGCTGAATCTCGCCCAAGACCTCCTGAAAACTCTCGTCCTCAAGAAGGCGCTTGGCCTCCCGTGCCCTGCGCAGGATTTCTTCTTTGGTTTTCTTCGCCATTTACGATCCCTTTCACCATGTCGGCCTGCGCGCGCATTACTTCACGCGCAATCGTTGCGGATTTGCGGATTTGCTCTGCCGAGAGTTGGGCCCCATACTTGGCCTCAAGTTCTGCGGCCTTCATGTAGACGTCGATCTCCATCTCATCACGCTTCAACTCTTCGTCGCGAATGCTCTCTTCGCGCTTGCGCTGCATCTCTTCGCGCTTGGTTTGGACATCGGCCTCAATCTGCAAAATCTGCGCCTGCACAAGCTGCTCATTCACGTCAGGCTCTTTGGGCTGCGGGGGTGGCGGCTGGAAGTTCGCTGGGTCGTTCCAGAACCGCGAGGTATCCTTGAAGCCAGCCAGCGAGGTCATCTCGGCCAGCGTGTTGTACAGCTTCGACAGATCGGTCAGCGGGTTGATCGGCCCCAGCGTGGCCAGCGCCTCTTTCTGCATCTCGCCAAGCTGCTTCAGCATCATCATCCGCTCAGTGTCGGACCCTTTGCCAAGCGCCACCGTGGCGATGCAATCCATCGACGCATCCCAGCCGCGCGGGTCGATCGGCACGAACTCGTTGGTCAGCCGAACCATTCGCATGGCGTCTTGGTTCTGCACAATCAGGCGCAAAATACCTCGGAACAGCGTCTTCATGCCCGTCTCGGCAAAGATGCGGGCGATCATCTCAATGTGCTGCTGCGCGGCGTTCACAGTCGCCGCCACAGCCCCGGCGGTGGAGGATTGCAGCGCATCGGCGTCAAGCCCAGCGGCAGCCTTGCTGATCCCCGTGCGGTTCTGGCGCACGTCGTCCATATACGTCAGCACAGGGAACGCCTCTTTGCCCACAAACGGCATCGTCAGCGGCTGCACCTGACCCGGCGAACGCTGCCTGATGATCGCGCCCGTCTCGGTGTTCATCACATCTTCGATGTTCACCTGGCCCTCGGTCACAGCAACGCGAGGGTGAATTGACATGGCCAAGCTGTCTAGCGTGTTGCGCATGAGGACAGACTTGATGCGCTGGATGTCCATCACGATGTCGGCGATGCTCATGCCGAAGAAGTCATGCGGTTCTGGGTCAGGGCAGAACGCCGCAAAAGGAATCATGTCGGTCGGCTGATCGTCAAGCAGAGTATTGCCAACACCCGCCACGCAGACGCGCCGCAACTCAGCGATCCCGTCGCCGTCACGGTCAACCTTGATGTAGCACTCGGTGTAAGTCACCTTGCGCGCCGCAGGGTCACTGCGGTCGGTGTTGCGCGAGGTCAGCGCAGGGTTGCGCGTATAGCGCTCAACGTTGGTGTCCATCTCGTCGGTGCTGGACGCCAGATCGACAACCTCGTCGTAGTCATAGCCCATCGCCACAAGGTCACTGACCGTCATCACGCGGCGGTGCGCAACGAACTCGGCGTCTTCCAGCGACGTGGCCCTGCGGTCGATCAGAAACTCCTCCGGCGGCAGCGCCTCAACCTTCACCCGCCCGTCAGGGATGCGCCGCGTAGCCCGCACGTCGTGCATCATCGGTGGTGGCGGCGGCTCCAACCCCATCTGAGCCATCATCGCCGCCTGCTGGGGGTCAATGGGGGGCTGAGGCGCTTGATACGACGCCTGCACGTCAACGCTGACATCGGGGTCGGCGGTCAATGACGCCAAGGCCGCATCGTCCAGCCCCGTCATGTCCGAGACCTCGACGCGGTAGGACGTGTCCCAATAGAACTTAATCACCCCCACCTTGCGCACCAGCGCGTCCTTGAAGGCGCTGTGCAGCGTCAGGAAGCCGGGGTTGTCCTTCTGGAACACATAATTCACATATTCCGTGGCCTGCTTGGCCATCGCCACGTCTTCGGGGCCGCGCGGCACGAACTCAACCACCTTGTCGCCCGACGTGAACACCCGCATCAGCGAGGGCATGATCGCCTGCACCGTGTCGCGCACATCCATGCTGACAACTTGGCTGCGACCCTCTTCCTCATCGCCGTAAGGCTCGCCGCGATAATACTCCGTCGCCTTCGCGCGCACTGGCGAAACAATGTTGTCAATGAAGTCCTCGGCGTCGTCGATCTCCTTGCCGACAATGCCCTGCAACTCATCGTCCGACATATAATCGGGGTTTATGAGCGCCTGCACCTCATCGGTCAAGTCATTGATAGTCGGGTCCATGAGATGGCTCCTATTGTACCAAAAGGCCGGGTTTTCTTGGTGCTGGCTGCCCCTGCGCCATGGCCGCCTCTACATCCGCCACAGAGACGCCCAAGACGGCAGCCGCGCCTGCGATGCCGTATTTCCGCACGATGTTGATGAGGTTTTCGTCAAAGACGACGAAGTTGCGAGACCCCTCGCCAGCGTTGCGTGACATGGCGTCGAAGTATTTGATGCCGGGGATGCCTCTCTCTTTGAGCCACTCAGACGCCCATTTGTCCGCTTTTTTCATGGGGTTGGGCTGCGGCAAGTTAGCGCCCACCGCGCCCTCCCTGAAGCCCTGCGATTGCAGCGCATAATACGCATCCTTGCCCGTCATATTGCCCCAAGACGCGGGCATATTTGACAGACGTTCAGCCGCAGCTTGCTCTGCTGGATTAAGGGGGGCAAAAAGGTCTTCAAATGTGTCGCCCGTAGGTGCTGAAAATTCTGCGTATGCCGCCCGCTTTTCCGCCGCTATTTCATCGGGGTCCGCATACCCCATAACGCGCGCGATGCTTGGCTGGTCCCGCAGCGGCTTATCCCAATCAAGGAAGTCTTCTGGGTTGGCGTTGATGTTGACTTCGTACATGCGACCACGGGCTGGGTTCCGCTCAAACCGCACGCCATCATTCTCTTTCACGAAATCAAGAACCTTCTGCGCTTTTCGTGTCAGTTCATCCCGCAGGCCACCTTTTCGCGTCTGCGCCCACTCAAGTTTGTCCTGTGCAGCCTTCAGCAGTTGGTCGTAACTGGTATTGTCTGGCTGTTCGCCAAGCAGGCTGTAAAAACCGTCTGGGGCATCAAGCACATCTACCGTGTCGCCAGAAGGTTTGACAAAAGTCCCCAAAGGGGCGTCCCTGTCAGACAGCGCATCCCGATACCCCCGCGCCACGCCTTCATTCTCGGCGAGATACCCGCCCCAGCCGTATGCCTGCGCGCCCTCTCCGGTCCCCATTTTGCTGAAGTCAAACATGCCCAGAGGGTTTTCTTCGACTATGGAGTAGCGGTCAGGATAGATTGAAAACATGCCCATCGTGACTGGGTCGCTGGCGTCTTGAACGTATGTCCGTCCGGTCTCCTTGTCCAAGACGCGAACAGCAGAGGGGAAATCATGCGGCGACCCGTGATAGGCGCGGATGCCTGTCGGGGTTTCGGCAGCGGCAGCCGCAGTCGCCAGCAGCCCAGTGGATTTGTCGGCGTTGGCGGCAAGTCTGGTGCGGGGCGCTGATGCGACACGCCCACCCATCCCAACGCTGCCCGCAGGTCGAGCAAAAAGCCCACCCACACCCATCGGAATACCCGCAGCGCCGACCACATCCATCGGCGTTGCGCCGGGTGCCATACCCGCCGCAATGGTCTCGTAGCCCCCGCGCACGATGTCAGCGCCCGTCCCAAGGGGGTCAGACAGCAAGCCGCTGGCAAAGCCCTGCACCCCCGCGCCGAAACGCTCAACCGGAGTCATTACGCCGTCGTCAAAGCCAATGATGTTGTCGAGCAGGTTGTAAACCGCCCCGCGACCACCCGCGCCACCCTTGGCCACGGGGGCCACATCAGTCGCCGCGTATTGGACGCCGGGCGGCGTTTGGCGTATCTCGCGACCAAGTTCGTCACGACCAACGAGAGGGTCACGACGGGGATTAGCGCCAGCGGGGAGCGCGTAACCGGGGGTCTGGGCGAGATCAACCATTTCTATCCTACGCTCTTCTGGCCTTTGCAGCCCCACGCCTTGCGGCGAACCTTCACCTTCGGGGTGCGCTTCTGGGACACCGTCCGCGCGCAGTAGGCGTCCCCACGCTTCGTGCCGGGGCTGGACACCCGGCGGCGGGTTTTGCCCTTGCTGTCTTTGTACGTTGTGCCGTCCGCATATTTCTTGGCGGCGCTAACCTTTTTTGCTTTTCGAGCCACGGCTACCACCCCCGCGAGCAACCTTCAGATTGCTCCACGCATTCGGATACTTCACTCCACGCCGCTTTGACATAGCCTTGGCCTGGGACTTCTGAGATGGTGTCAACTTAGCCATTAGCGCTTACCCTTCAGGCAACGCCCCGCTGCCGTACACGCGCTGCGGGACTTGCATCCAGCGCAAGTCGTAAACCGCTTCGTTGTCGTACCGTACTGCTTCATTCCCGGCCACCCTTCAAAAAACCTCGTCTTGGGGTGTCATAGTACCGCGCAATCTGAAAAAAAGAAAGGCCGCGTGTGAGGGAGGATCACACGCGGCCAAGTAAGGAGAACGATATAGATGCGCACCCACACCAGAGCGCACCCCAACACTACGCCAGGCGGCAGCATCAGACAACCCCGCGTATCCCCCGCTTGAGAGGCTTTTTCCACCCGCCAGTGAACGAAGTGCCATACGCCATCGTCGTGTGGTCCGTCGCAAGGCTCAGACACACCGCGTCAGCCCTGTCAGGCGACTTCATCCCACGCTTTTTCATCGAATCCTTCGACTCGACCAGAATCTTCCCGCTCGCCGTAAAACTATACCTCGGCGCAGCCATCTCGGCATACAACTGATCGTCCTTCGGCAGCGACACGTCGCGGTTCTCCAACCACTCCTTCGCCTTGAACCACAACTCAGCCCGCAAATTCTGGTAGATCGCCACCGCACTGGGCCTCTCGGACACGTTCAGACCCCGCGCAGGCAACCCCAACTCGCGCAGGCGATCCAACACCCCAGCCCCGAGGCCAATACTGTCAACGATTATCTCCGCAGGCCGACGGTGGGGCGGCGAGGTGTCATACTCAACCTTCACAGCCCCAACCAACTGCATCAAGTCCAACCCCTGCCACGTCCGCAGCGGATGCACCACAGGCCCCTGCCGCTTGCACAAAACACTGCTGTCATTCCCGTGACGCGCAACGTCCAAACCCCAGATCGGCGTCGTATGCTCGTCAATCTCAACATCATTCCCCATCGCATACTCAAGCAAATGCACAGGAATTACCGTATCATCCTCGGCAGGCGGAAAATTCCCCAGCACACGCACATGATACGCCGGGCTGTTCTCACCATACCGCAGCTTCATCTCTTCAACGAAATCAGCCGACACGCGAGGGCTATCAATGCAACTCACATGCATCGTGCGCCACTGATCCGACAGCCGATTGTGCGTCTCGTAAAACAACCCCGTATTTCGCGTCGGGTTCCCCGTCAGGATCGTCGTAGCACTATGACCCGACATCGAACCCGCCGCAGACTCAAAAACCGCCTCCGGCACACCACTCGCCTCGTCCGCAATCAACAACACATGCGGCGAGTGAACACCCGCCAACGCCTCCGGCTGCTCCGCACGGCTCGTCCGACAAGAAATAAAACTATCAGCCGATCGACCACGCAACTCAATGCGATCACCCTTGACCTCAAACAACTCATGGAACGGCGGCTTGATATCCCGGCACAGGCGCTTAACCTCCGCGAACAACGCATCGAACAACTGCGCACTCGTGGGAGCAGTCATCACCACCTTGCCCGGAACCCGCCACGCAAGGTGCCAGATCGCAGCTATGGCGACAGCCGTCGATTTCCCCACCCCATGGCCCGAGCGGACGCTGATGCGACGCTCTTTGGGGTCGGCAACGATCCTTAGAAACTCCTCCTGCCAAGGGTCAGGCTCAACGCCTAAAACCTCCTTGGCAAACAGCACCGGGTCATTCCCGTAGCGCTTGGCGAGCGCGAAAAACGGATTTTGCTCTGGGCTTGTAGCTGATCTCTCCATGTGGGGCTTTTACCACACCAAAGGGGTAGGGGGTATGCAAAAAATTTTTGCGGGGGTGGGGTGTCGGGTGTGCGCGAATAGTGCCTGAGCAATGACCCGGCCCGCCGCGAGCAAGGGGGGCCATTTTCGACCTGGCGCTGGCGCATCGCGCATCGCGCATTGCCTTGATCAAGGCGGAAACAGCCCGCAACGCGCATAACCCGTATTATGTTAAATGTAAAACCGTTTGTTTTCAAACATTTAGCTTTTTGCAGGGCGCAAACTCGCACTTATCCTGCATTCCTGCACGGGTTTTGCTGCGTTGCGGCGAAGGGATAGTGCGATATCGCATTATCTCACGCGCGCGGGCGCGAAGCTGTCGGTGTGTGCGATTGCGCGGCAAATTGTGTTTGCGATTGCCAAAAAAGCCTTGCGCCCGTTTGCGTTTGCAAATAGATAGGTATCACGCCGCGCGCTTGCGGCGCATGAAACCTAGAAACCTGAAAGGCCAGAAACATGAAAACGCACCTCACACGCAAATCCCGCAACTCTAAAACCGGGCCAATTCCGGTAAGCACAAGCGCGGCAAGCACTTGCCCCACGTCATGTCCCTTTAATCACGGCAACGCTGGCGGATGTTACGCCGCTAGCGGTCCGCTCGCGTTGTTTTGGCGCAAAGTGACAAACGGTGACGCTGGCGCAGGCTGGCAATCGTTCCTTGATGACGTTGACGCATTGCCGCGCGATCAGTTGTGGCGGCACAATCAAGCCGGTGATCTGCGCGGTGATGGTGACGCGCTCGACATTGGCGCGCTTGATCAATTGATTGCCGCCAACCTTGGCAAACGCGGCTTCACCTACACGCACAAGCCGCTAGCCAAGCAAAACGAGCGTGACGCTATCGCTCGCGCCAATGCATCAGGCTTCACCGTCAATCTGAGCGGCAACAACCTAGCCCACGCCGATGACTTAGCGGCGTTGGATATTGCGCCAGTTGTAGCGGTGTTGCCAGCCGATGCCACGGAAAACACCGAAACGCCGCAAGGCCGAAAGGTGATCGTTTGCCCTGCGACGCAACGCGATGACGTATCTTGTGCAACCTGTGGCTTGTGTGCCGTCTCGCGCCTGGCCAATGGCAAGCCGCGCGCAATTGTCGGCTTTCCCGCCCACGGCACCAGTAAACGCAAAGCCGACGCCGTCGCGCGGGGTGCAGCATGATCCGCGCCCTAATCTTAGACGCCCTGGCGCTAGCGGCAATCTTCGCCGCTTCGCTTTCAATCCTGATAATCTGACACAAGGGGAAAAACATGTTTGCGAAATGGACTGATGAGATGATCCGCGAATACTTCGATTCGCATTGGGATGCGACAATTCACGAGGTTTGCGCGCTTTCAGGGCGCACAAAAGCCGAGGTGAAGCGCGCGCTTATGCAAGGTAGCAAAACATGACGCCCCAGGACATCAAGCGATTGCGCGACGATTTAGGCCTGAGCGCCGCCGACCTGGCAACGCTACTCGAAACCGACGAAAACACCGTGCGCCGCATGGAAATGCGCCGCGACACTAAAAACGCGCGATTGCCTGCCCGTCGCATGGCGCGCTTGATGCAAGCCTACCGCGACGGCTGGCGTCCCCACGACTGGCCCGAATAGGCCAAGCGCCGCCCCTGAAAATCAGATTAACGCCCCATGCTTTGTGCGTGGGGCGTTTTTCTTTACGATTGCCGCCCTACGCGATGCGCCTCACGCCTAGCGCCTAGCGCCTAGCGCCTAGCGCCTAGCGCCTAGCGCCTAGCGCCTAGCGCCTAGCGCCTAGCGCCTGGCGCG